ACTGCCATTTTTAAATAACCTTGTTACGGTTAAACTATCTTTATTAACGTGAAATAATCCCCTTGTATCTGTTACAAAATTAGCGTTACCATCTGATAAATTATTGTTTGCACTAAAAAAAGTATTACCCGCTGAAGCCTTTGGAGAAACACTAACTCCTGAAAAACTCAAATCTAAAGAACCAAATAAAGCATAATCAGCAGTTAAATTAGTTCTTGAATATGCACCTGCACTAACATTGCTTGTTGTACTGTTTGCGCTTGGTAACCATTTTGTATCTGCATAACCATTTGTGGCAAATGTAATACCGTTACTTGAATGAGTTACTCCACCGTGAAACGTCATTCTAAACGCAGCATCTAAATCTCTTGGGTCTTTAAGATTGTATTTGTGCTGTGAACTTGTACTCCCTACCATTGGATAAATAGCCTCCATCTTTGTCCATATAGAATAACCTTTTAAGTCAACTACCAAAGTATTGATAGCACTTTGTTGTGTTGGGTCTGTTATTGCAGCTGCTGTGATAAATGCTTGTGCATCGGGGTCTACTGCTGCTACTCCTACTATGTCAGTTAAACCCGCGTAACTATCTGCGTGAATGTCACCCCAACCGATAGCGTTATCTGCGCCTTTTCCCCAACCTATGTTATTATTTGAAGCACCATCGCCCCATCCGTTTGCGTTTGCCATTTTTTAAGTTGTTATATCTCCGCTTAAATACCATTCGTTAGGTCCACGTTTAAATAACGTAGCTACCGAATATTGTCCCGTAGTTTTGTTTTTACTCGCGTTACTTCTTAATGTAACTCCCGCAATTGGTGTAATAGTAGTTTGTCCCGTGCCTAACTGCGTTACGCGTATTTCTGTACCGATAGGAAAAGCTACCGTAGCGTTTGTAGGTATTGTTAACACGTTAGCACTAGAAACTTCCATTTCTACGTAATGGTGTGCGTCACTTAAAACTAGCGTGTAACTTGCTGCCTCTTTGTTAATATCCCAGTTGTGTACTTGTGAACCTAAAACATACTTAGTGCTAAAAGCACCCGCGCCATCGTCTTGTGCGAGTGCTACGCGGTCACTAGCAACTAAATTACTACCTTTTGCCGTTAACTGACTTATCTTTTTGTCCGCCATTTTCTATTTTTTTTAAGTAAAGTTTTAACTTCTTTACGTTTTCGTCTTTTGGTTTGTATTGCCTCATAAAACCCAGCCTATAAAATTATTGTTAGTGTCAGGGTACATATCTCCATTTGAATTACTATTGTATTCAGGAAACAAGTCTTGGTTAAAACTAATATAATCTATAAATCTTTCGGTGTAGTGTTGTGCTATTTTACGTTCTTTTTCTAGTAAAAAGTCTATTTCGTTTTTTTCTGCGTTTGTCGCGTTTTCAGAACCGTGTTTGTATACGCCTTTGTTAGAAATTGTATACGCTGCAAAAGGTAAATATTCTACCATTGCCCAATGTATTAACATTGGCTTTAAAAATGTTTCTACTAACGTTTCGTAGTTACCCGTTAAAGTACTTGCGATAATATCCGCTTTTATTTTGTTTAGTAAGTCAGTACCTAAATAGTTTTGAATATGAATGTCTTGTGCTATTTTAATGTACTGAATAAATTTGTCCGTGTCTAAATTTCCGTTAACGGTAGTAAACCTTACTAAGTCGCTTCGTGTTATAAGTAGTGCTTCAGCCATTTTATTCTTGGTTTTCTTTTAACATACGTCCACCCGTGTTTGGGTTGTTTGGGCTAAATCCTTTTAACGGTAAATTGTTTGGATAAATACTTACTTCGTATGGGTTTGTAACTTTATAACCTTTTATTTCTGCTGCTCGTGTTCCAATTTCTGCGTAACCTTTTTCAATAGCGTTTAAATCTAACATAAAAGTTACTCTAATGAACTTATGGCGGCATCGCGCACCGCCTTTATATTTGAACAAATCGTACGTGTTTGCCCCAAATTCACCCCAACCCGGATTAACCGCGCGTCTACTCATTTCGTCAATATCTTCTTTTCTGAATAACCTATCTTCTTTTGCCATCATTGCTTTACAAAATGCTCTTTCAGGAACTTTGTTACCCGTGTATTTGTAACGAACTTTAAAATATTTTAAGTCACCTACTTTTTTGTCCTGTACGCTTTTTAATTTTGGCTGTGGGTTACCAGTCTGTACTAAGTTAATTAAACGGCTTAAAAGCGTTGTTTTAGGCTCTAAATCGGTTTCAGCTTTAATTAATTGTAAGTCTAATTCTTTTTCTATTTCCGTAGCTTCCCTTTCGTCTACCATTACCCAACCTTCACCAAGTTGATTTGCATCTACTTCAGCTAATATTTCTTCTAATTCCGTGTTTACTTTGCTTAATTCTACACCAGTTTCTTCTACCGCTTGTTCTTCAGTCATCGCGTTTTCTAAGTCGGTAAATTCTAACGGCTTTAAAGTTCTAAAATATGTCTTTAAGGCTATACCGTTGTAACCTAATATAGTGTCTATCGCGTCTAATAAAAGTTCTTGCATAGGTCTAATAACCATATTGTCAAACAATATATAAGAATTTTGTAGTTCGTCTGCGTTACTAGAAAAACCCGTAGTAGTAGCAATACCAAATAGTAAAGGACTTGTTACGTTGTGTCCTAACATAATCTTACTTAACGCTTCTTTGCTTAAAGTATCGTACAAGTCAGGTGCATCGTTTACAGGCATAGAATCTACCGTAGTCTTGCTGTCTTGGTTATTGTTAAAAGCTACTATTACCTTTTCGCCTTTCGTTCCCGTTAGTTGGTTTAAAACTTGTTGCTTAATTAAAGTTTGCTGTTCTTCACTTGGCACACCGTTGTTGAAATTAATTACAGCGCGTCCTGAAAAACCGTTGTTTACTTCGTTAATTAAATATGTAGAAATGTCTTCTTCAAGTTCTGCGTATGGTAACGCACCGTGATAGTCTACATAGCTATAATACTTCATACCTACCGAATAAGGTCTTATAAACATTATTTCAATAGGTTCGTTAGAAAACCCGTATGCAGGTATTCGCTTAGGTGTAAAGTTTCTTAGGTCTTGCCAGTTATCACAATAGTAATACGCTTCTATTTCGCCCTTTTCGTTGCACTTTTCCGCACGTAATAGCTGAACAGGAACGTGATATACCTTGCTAATCTTTTTTCTGTCTTTAGAATATATGACTTGTACCGCACATTGCCCTAACATTTTAATATCGCTTACCATTTGACGAACACAAGTTTTAGAAAATAGTGTCATCATTTGTGCGTACTCGTTAGGCTTCCTAGAAGCATCTATAGCACTTAAACCTTTTCCGTAAACTAAACGCGTAATGTTATTTATAATAGCGTTGTTCGTAGTAGAATTTGTATACCTATCTATTAAGTATTGGTAGTAGTTATTGTCTGCACCGTATTCTACCCACGCTTCGCGCTTAGACTCGGTTATTTCAGGTCTTGAATATTCGCTTAATTTTAATACGTGTATGTTATTCATAAACAATAAAGTCGTTAGTTGTAGAATTAGAAGTGTACTGCCCGTTGTTTACGCTAAAAGAAACTACTGCTTGGTTAGTGCAAAATACCCTATCCTTAAATATTACGTCTGCACCGTCTTTTACTACCAAGTTATAGAAACGTCCCTCAGTTAAACTAAAAGTCGCTGTAATCGTATCTAAGTAGTCCCCTTGCGTACTTGAATCAATGGTAACTTCTACTTCTACGTTTGTTTGGTCGTCCGTTAAAAACAAAGCATCGTAACTTTGGCTTCTTGGTATAAAGCTAAAGGTTTGTGCGTTTGCCGTTTCTTGTAGAACTATCATACTTATATAACTTAATATTGTAGTATTTGTTTCTAAATAGAAAAGCCGCCCTTGTGAAAAGACGGCTTCGCAAAGTGTATAGAGAAATACTAGTTTGTTACAATATTCGCATCTACTGGTGCAGCAGTAGCAAACAAAGTTGCTAGTCCCGCTTCCGTAGTACATTCTAAGAAGTTCGCAGGGCTTACCTCTTGCGCTGTAAAAGTCAATCCGTAACCGTTAAAGTCACCCAAAGCACTTCCTGAAGAAATAGTACCCGCTGAAACGTCAGCGCCTTGGTCTAGTCCCATCAAAAAGAACTGGTCTGTCATACTTCTAACAACAATTCTAGGACGTCCGTACGCTAACATCTTAATATTTTTGTGCGTAGCGATATCCTGCTTTTTAAATTGTACCGTTAAAGTTTGTTCAAAGAATGTAGTTCCGTTTTCTCTACTTGAATTAATTGTAGTTTCAAAAGAATTAGCACCTTTTAGTTCGTATTTGAATAGGTCTAAAGTCGCGGCTGGTTCCCACGTTTCAATAGCGTCAGTATTCGTAGCATCGTAAACAACGTTAGCAACGTCTAGGTCGTCGTAATTTATAAAATAAATTGCTTTAAGACCTGAAACGCTATCCTTACATTGCTCTAATCTGCCGTTTGCAATTTCACAAGACATAATTTTTAGTTTTTAAATGTTAAAAAAAAAGGGTGGCGTTTGTTTCACCACCCTATAAATAGTTATTATAATATTAAATTCCGTAAGAAACTACGTCTTCAGCAAAACCATATTTAGCGTCTGCAGTAAATCGCATAATTACTCGGCAATTCATACTTCCGTCAGTTTCGGACATATCCAAAACTCGAACTTCGTTCATATCGTTAAGCAATCCTGTCGCAAAATACAAGTTAGAAGTTTGAGCAAGTAAAGCCGTGTTAGCAGCAAGACCTGGCGCCATAAATACTTTTACTCCGTCAAAATAAACATCGTTCAATACTTGGTTCGTTCCTTTGTTGTCGTAACCGTTAGCACCTACTCCGTTAGCAGCAAAACCACCTAAAGCACGTATATACGCTCTATAGATATTGTTAGAAACATATAGTTTCAAATCTTCTTTACCGTAAAGTTGTGAAGGTAGCGCGTCTAAAATAGAACCTAATTCGTCAACTACGTTAGTAGCATCTACCGTAGTACCCGCAATCTTTTGACCCGCAGGTAAAGTAGCGTCTGCGTCTAGTTGTGTCATAATACCCGCGAATTGTCCCGCAGTAGCGTTAACACCTGTCCAAATAGAAGTTTCCATAGCAGCGGCAACTTTTTCAGCAGCGTGTGCGATTAAGAAATCAGCAAATGACTTTGGTAATACGTCAAACGCTGAATAACCCATTTGGATAGCATCCCAATCTGAACGGAAGTCAGTCTTACACAAAGTAAGGTTAACTTGAAAAGACTCAGGTTGTAATATTTTTTCAGTCAAAGTAACCGTAGAAGTAGGGTCGAAGTCACAAGTTGCGTTAGCAATAATTGAATCCGTAGCAACCTTCTTAATTACTTGCTTGAATTTTACGTTAGGCATAATTGTTATTCCGCCTTTTTCTAAAGTTGGTGCGCTTAATAAAGCCGCAGCAATATACTTACCCGCAAATTCACCAGCATATGTAGTGCTTATTGACGTAGTAGTACTTAAATTAATTTTTTCCATTTTGATATAATTTTTTTTTATTTATTAAACAACAGTTAATGTAATTGCACCCGCAGAAGTTCCCAATCCGAAAACATACCAGTTAGTACCGTCACAATTTAATTCTACAAAATCCCCTACCGTTTCAGCAGCGTGTGCGAAAGTAATAGTGTTTTCGTTTGCTCCCGGTACGTTTACTGAATTTACAATAGCACCACCTTGTATTACCGAAGTAGCAGCTTTAATTGTCCACGCAGTAGTAGCGAAAGTTGCACCTACAACAAACTTGTAAGAAAAACCAGCAGAAGTTGCTACCGCAGGTAAAGTTACTTGCGCACCCGCAGCCGCGCTAAGTATTAATAATTTTCCGCTTTCTTCAGCCGTCAAGGTTGCAGCAGCGCTTAATGTTTCTACTTTCCCTACTTGTCGTAAGTCATCGTTAGAAACGGTTGTTAGTGTTGTACTCATTTTCTATATTTTTTTTAGTTATTACTTATTTATTTTTTCTAGTATAGAATCCATTATAGTACGCTCTCTTTTAGAAGCTAACTTAATGTTTTCAATTTTTTGTACGTTTTCAGGGTTGAAGCTAATAGGGTCTACCGTTACTTCTTCCGAAGCAAGTTCTACTACGTTACCTGAAAGTTTTGCTTTTAGTTCTTCGTTTTCTTTTTTCAATGCTTCCATTTCAGAAAAGAATGTTTCTTTAACTACGCTTTCAATAGTTTTCTTTACAGCTTTTGTAGGTTCGTCAGACATTTCTTCTTCCATTGGTTCGTCTTTTTGTACTTCTACTTCTTCCTCTACTTCTTCTTCTTTTTCTTTTACTTCAGCAATAAGACCTTCTTCAGCTACTACCAAAACACGACCATCTTCCAAATTATAGTTTCCTACTGGCAAAGGTATTTTTTGTTCGTCTTCAGTTACGACTACTACTTCATTGTCCGCTTCAAATGCTTCCGCTTCTATTACGGTTACGTTATCGTCTAACTTCATTGTTTCAAGTTTTACTTCCATTCCTAAAAGTATTCTAACTTTGTTTAAGATTTGATTTGTGTTCATTATAGTACAAGGTTTGGTATTTCGTTAATAATTTTATTTAATTTATCTACTTTAGCTTTAGACGTTTTTATAATATCCATAACCGTCTTTTCGTTTTCTAAAACTTTAGCAGGTATTTCTACACCTAAAGCAGCCGTTTTTTCTTTTAGTAATTTAATACCGTCAGCGGCTTTACTAGCCGTTTGTAATTCTATTCTTAAAATATCGTACAATCCAATTAAAGGCGTACTTGCTTTGTTCCAAGCGGCTTTCCTTTGGTCTTTAAACGCTAGTGTTGCTGCAATAGCTTTTTTAATGTCTTCAGCTAAAGACAAATCAACTTCGTGTTTTGCTAACTCTACCTTTTCGGTAAATAGCTTGTCGTAAATTGTTTTTCTAGTATTCATAATTATATAACTTTTTTATTAATTACTTGTTCCATTTTTAAGTGCTTACCCGTACCGTAGTTCTTACCCCGTTTACTTCCGTTACCGTTACTTGCTGTGGTGGTATACTTGCTGTTTTACCTATTCCTTGCGCTTGTAAGTCACCGTTGCAACACTTAGACCTGTACTTGCCGTCAGGACATAAACAACCACGCTTACCGCCTAAAGGACTTGACTTACTTTTTGTAGGGGTGTTCATTTTTCGTGTTTATTTATTTTTGAAAATCTATTATTTGTTTTTTTGCGTATTCTGCTAATGCATCTATTTTTGTAATAGCATCATTATACTGTTTAGGTTGTGGAATTTTATTTTCGTCTATTCCTAATGCTCTTACTCTCAAAATAAATTTATCTCTATCGTTTATTAATTCACGAACTATTCTTGGTAACACATCAATATTAGTATTTTTTTTAGCTTCTTGTTTAATAGCGTTTATTTTATTAGAATATTCAAGAACTTTTTTATATTCGTTTTCAGCTCTTGTAATTTGTGTTTTAACATCTGCAAAATCAGATAACTCAACTTCGTGTTTTGCTAATTTAATTTCGTTAGCGTTTGATTCCATTTGAGAAATCATTTTAAAAATGTCGTTTAATTTGTTCATTTTATTTTATTTAAATTGCGTGATATAATAATTCGCTGTCTGCCGAATGTACCGCACCCGTCATTAAGCGCCCGTTTTCGTCCTTGTGTGTTTCACCGTTCCAAATTTTACCGTTAATTGTATAGTGAATTTGTCCCTCTTTTAATTCTTGTTTGTCAATTTGTTGTAACTTTTTTTGCGCCCATTCTACACCTGCGTCACCACCCCAAGCTAACCACATTAAACGACCACACCCGTCACCTAATTCTTTTTGTGAATTTTCACGTTGTCTTTCAAAACTTGCCATTCGTGCAATAGTTTCTCGACT